CCGTCGACTCTGCTGGTGCTAGAAACTTTTTGCTAGTACCCGTGCCGGGAAAAGAAAACGACCTATTCCCTGTAGCTGGCGGCAGTGTATATCAAATCCTTAAACTTACTGATGAGGGTCCTGTACCATTAATAGATAAGAGTAGCGACCAAGCAGTAATATACAAGCCGACACTGACATCTGAAATAAGACAAAGCCAGACGTTAATGCCTGAAGCCAAGCAACGTATATCTGAAAAAATCATAAAAACTATGAGTAAGAAAATTGCAAAAGACAATGCTGGCAGCAAGGTTGGGCCGTTAGGTATAACCAATAAAGCGGGTATAGAGCAGGAAGCAGAAGCAGAAGCAAGAAGAATGTTTGAAGCTGGAGAGATTACAACAAGTGAAATAGAGAAGATGTTAAGTTCAGAGGAGTTCGATGTATTCAACCTAAACATAGAATCTGCTAACGCACGATACATAGGTGAAAACTAATGGCTTTTGTAACAGAAGACAATAAGCAGATAACCGAGATTGCCCCATTACCTTTTGCTAAGGGCGGCCCTGACTTTAACACAGTCTTGGGAGCGTCTATTAGGCAAGACACAATACTAGGAAACTTTTTTTCTAAGAATACAGGTCTTGGCGCAGGAGAAAGGGATGAGGGTTATAACGCATTTAAGGAGATGACTAAGGCTGAGGCTGAGAATAATTCTTTTAGACTGCGAGCAATAGATACAAACAATGTCACTGAGCTTAACCTTCTTAGAGAAAACTTTGCAATGGAGCAAAGAGACAGGGAAATACTAAGCGCTAGCCCCGGTTATGCTTTCACTGCGACACTAATATCGCAAACATTACTAGAGCCAATAAACCTTGTTCCAATACTAGGGGCGAGCAAGGTTCTGCGCAGTGCCAACATTGGCAAGTCATACCTGAAAGGTGCTGGTGTTGTAGCTGGGCTAGAGGCTGGAGTTATCGGTGCGCAAGAATCAGTGCTATTAAACCAACAGATAACCAGAACAGGACAAGAGGCTGCAATGAATGTCGCTGCCGGCGCATTACTTGGTGGTGTTCTTGGTATTCCTTTTGCGAAAGCTCATGTTAAGCAGGTCGAGAAGTTCGAGAAAGAGCTTAAAGATGTAATGGATTTTCATAAAAAAGGCGAGTTAGGCATACTGAGTAAAGAACAAATACAAGAAGCAAAAGATGCCGGTGCAGCAGAGACAAGAATAGTAACTGACCCGGTGCAAACATTCGCTAGTGGTGGCGAGGTAACAGGCAAGGTTGTTAAATGGCTATTAAGTAAGATGCCTTTTGACCCATACTCAAGAACAGCCGTATCAGAATCTAAAGCGGTAAGAAAGCTGCAACAAGAGCTGGTTGATAGCATCCTTGAGGTTGATGGCGGCAGTGTTATATCTGTAGAAAATAAGATACAAGGATGGAACACAACATTCTTTAATGCGGCAAAAGCGCATAACGATATTTACACACAATACCTTGAACGAGAGGGTAAAGGTCTCACTGACAGGATACTTGGTGAAAGAGAATTTGACGAGCTGGTAGGTAGAGCCGTGTCTCAAGGTTCAGATGACGACCTTATAGAGAAAGCGGCAAGCGCATGGAGAGAGCAATTCTACGAGCCATTGAAGAAGGCAGGTATTAAGGCTGAGCTTCTTGATGAAGATGTCATAACGGAAACGTCTAAGTATTACCGCAACAGGGTTTACAATGTTGAGGCCATCATGGGTCAAACAAACGCTAATGGTGAAACTTTTACCGATGTAGTAGCAAAATGGCTGCAATCTGAAAACGATAAGAAACTGGCGTATCAGGGAGAGCTTAATCAGCTTGTTGATAACTTTGAGGGGACAGCTAAAAATTTAGCTTCTAATCAGAAATCATTAGAAACAAAAACTGCCCAACTTGACAAGGCCAAGGATGACTTGGATAAATTGCGCAAGGGTAACGAGGCTGAGTATAAAAGAGCAATAGATCTTAGGAAACAAAGAGAAGGTGAGGTTCCTAAACTAGAAGCAGAGAAGGTCAAGATACAAGGTCAGATAGATACGCTTCGAGCTGAGCAGCAAAAGACCCGAAAAAGAGGCGGCATCAAACCGCTACAAGATAAGCTAAAACAAATAAACCAAGATATTAAGAAGGAAAAAGCAAAGCTAAGAGGCACGGAGAAAGGTAAGAAAGGCCAGCAACGCGAGGCAGGTGTATTTAACACAGCTACTAGAAACAAGCTAACAGCGGCCGACAAAAAAGTTAGCGGATTGGAAGCTGACATAGAAAGGCTTAAAGCTGATATTCAAACTCGAACAGATAAAGAGTTAGAGTTTAACCAGCGTGTTGAAGATATTATATCTGCACTGCCATCTAAGATCGGTAACGAGGTCAGGTCTAAGCTCAAGGCTGATGGCAAGGTCACGCCTAAAGAAAGAAAGAAAGCTATCAAGGCTATACTCGACGCTAAGTACGGTGACTTTGACGAGCTTGACTTTCAAGCTAGGGCCGAAGAAATAAAAAACAGAATCATATCTAGCCCTGACGCGACACTTGAATACTCTGATAAGAGTAGACTTTCAGATGGGTTTGATCCTAAACCTGAGAATAGGGGTAAGTCAGCACCATTCAGAGCTAGGACATTCACTATACCTGATGAGCTAATTCAGGATTTCCTAGAGAATGACATTAACTTGTTAGCTCAAAGACACCTAATGAACATGGCTCCTGACATCGAGATAAAGAATCAGTTTGGCGCTCTTGATATGGCGGACCAGTTCCAAAAAATCAATGACGACTATGCGGTTTTAATAAGCAAAGCACCTAACAACAAAGCAAGAGCCAAGCTAGAGAAGGCAAAAGCTAGAGACCTTCGCGACCTGAAAGTTATGATCGATAGGATGCGCAATGTGCATGGCAACTTTGACCCGAACAATATGTGGCATAGAGTAGGAAAGGCATCCAGAGATCTTAACTATATGAGGTTAATGGGTGGTGTTGTTGCGTCATCTATTCCTGACCTTGCGAGGATAGTTATGTCGAATGGGTTGGGTAAAGCATTTGGCAATGTCGATAAGTTTGCTTACGCAATGGAAAAGAACAAGCCTTTACTAGAGGAAATTCAATCCTACGGTATAGCTATTGACTCTCTCATCAATGGTAGAGGTAGCCTTATTGCCGATATTCAGGATGTCACAAAAGGCGGGACTAAACTTGAAAGAGCTTTAAGCACTGGGGCTAAAAAGTTCTCAAACATCAACTTGATGAATCAGTGGACTACTTCGGTTAAGTTTGTCCAAGCCATATCCATGCAGTCAAGATTAGCTGATGACTTGGTGGCAGGCAGAATACCTAAAGAGCTAAAAAGGCTCGGCATCAACGACTCGCAAGCAGAAAGAATAGGGTCCTTAATCAAAGAGCATGGAACAAAGAGTGAAGGTAATTGGCTCGCAAACCGTCACTTATGGGATGATCCTGAGCTAGAACAGTTATGGGCAGGCGCTCTAAGACAAGAGACTAACAGGGTTATTGTTACGCCGGGACAAGAAAAGCCAATAGTCATGTCAACACAAATGGGGCAAACGCTTTTCCAATTCAAATCTTTTATCATGTCGGCGCAAAACAGAGTCATGCTTGCTGGGCTTCAAAAGCAAGACGAGTATTTGTATCAAGGCTTAGTCACTATGGTTGGGCTGGGCATGATGACATACATCTTTAAGCAATGGAACGCTGGCAGGGAAGTGAATTATGATATTGAAAACCTAATCATAGAAGGTATCGACAGGAGTGGTGCGCTTGGTGTTCTATGGGAAATAAACAATATGATAGAAAAATTATCTGGAAACAATTTTGGTGTGAGATCGTTAGCAAACATAACGACAACATCAAGCAGGCAGGCAGGCAGAAGTATTATTGAGAGTGCGATGGGGCCTACCTTTGGTACAGCGGGAAATCTAGCCAAAATTTTATCCGGCCTTACAGGTGAGGGAGAGATGACCGAATCAGACAAGAAAGCATTTACGAGACTGATGGTCGGTCAAAATCTTTTTTATATTAGGCGCGGAAATGATAAACTTGTTAAACAGATTATTGGAGAAGACTAAATGTCTGCAACAACAATTATAGTAAATGACGTAGAGCCAAGACGGCAGTACACAGCGACGAGTGGGCAGACTGTTTTTGACTTTCCTATTCCTTTTTTTAACGATGAGGACTTGCAGGTATATCTTACACCTGTAGGCAATGTCGCTAATGATGTTGATGACTTACTCACTTTGACTACCGACTATACGGTAACAGGTGCAGACACACAGGACAGTGGAGTTATAACTCTTGTTACTGGCGCGTCAACTGGCGACATCATTACCATTGAAAGGGTGGTGAGCATAGCCAGAACAGCAGACTACCAGACATCTGGTGACTTGCTTGCTGAGACGGTCAATCGCGAACAAGACACAGAGATATTTATTTCTCAACAATTAAGAGCGGACATCAATCGCTCATTCCGTTTACCGATTACAGACACGTCTGCTGCCTCACTTGTCTTACCTTCACCAACAGCTAACTATGTTATCGGCTGGAACAGTGATGGAAATGCTATCACAAACTTCCAAGAGATTGGGCAGTATCAAGGAACAGACGCTACAGTAACGACAGTAAGCTATTCTGTTCGAGATCTAGTTAAGTCAACAACTGCTGGCCAGCTTGATAATGTTTATATCTGTACGCAAGCATCGCCATCAGGGACATCCCTAACCAATACATCTTACTGGTCACTAATAGTTGACGCTGTATCAGCCGCTACTTCAGAGACTAACGCAGCAGCATCGGCTAGTGCAGCCGCTACTTCGGCTAGCAACGCATCAACAAGTGAGACAAATGCAGCCACTAGCGAAACAAATGCAGGAAACAGCGCAACAAGCGCATCAACGTCTGCTACAAATGCAGCTAATAGTGCATCAACTGCATCAACAGCAGCAAGCAATGCTGCTACTTCAGAGTCAAATGCTAGTACAAGTGAAACTAATGCAGCGGCTTCAGCAACGTCTGCCAGTTCCTCTGCCAGCTCTGCATCCTCTAGTGCTACTAGTGCAGCAGGTAGTGCAACAACTGCCACTACAAAGGCTTCTGAGGCGGCTACAAGCGCATCTAATGCCAGCACATCAGAAACTAATGCTGCTACTAGCGAGACTAACGCTGCAACTTCTGCGACAAATGCTGCCACTGCACAAACTGCGGCTGAGAGTGCAAGAGATGCAACACTAGCGGCTTATGATAACTTCGATGACAGGTATCTTGGCACAAAGTCTACCGCACCTACTGTAGATAATGATGGTGATGCTCTGGTAGCTGGTGCTTTGTATTTTGATAGCACTGCTCAGGCTATGTATGTCTATACAGGTTCTGCTTGGGTGGCGGCATATGTATCAGGGACAGGCTTCCTAGCCTTAACTGGCGGCACTATGTCTGGAGACATAAGCTTCGGCGACAACAACAAAGCCATCTTCGGTGCTGGGTCTGACTTGCAGATTTATCATACAGGTAGTGCCAGTATAATAAGAGACCAAGGGGATGGAAGTCTATATATAGACGGTAGCAGTGAGATATTTTTAAGGGGACAGTCTGGCTTTACAAATATGATTAAAGCCGTAGATGGTGCGGAAGTCCAGCTATACCATAATAATGACCTCAAACTCGCCACCACCGCCACAGGCATTGACGTAACAGGCTCAGTAACAGCAACATCTTTTAGTGGTGATGGTTCAGCCCTTACTGGTGTCTCAGCAGGTGCTACAGGCGGCGGTGGCGACCAAGTATTTGTTGAAAACTCACAGACAGTGACAACAGACTATACAATCCCATCAGGTAAAAGTGCGTCAAGTACGGGACCTATTACAATAAATACAGGTGTTACAGTGACTATTTCTTCAGGTAGTGTGTGGGTGGTATTATGAGTCAGTTAAACGTAGACAGCATTAAAGACAGAACAGGCGCTAACCAGCCAGATATTGTAGGCGCTGCTAAAGCGTTTGTTAATTTTAATGGCACAGGCACTGTAACCATTCGCAATGGGTTTAATGTAAGCAGCATTACAGATAATGGTACAGCTAATTACACTGTTAATTTCACTAATGCTATGGTAGACGATAATTACACTGCTACATACGGAGCTAAGTATTCTACAACCTCTATTGCTGGGTTGGTTTGCGAAACGACAGGTACGACAAGGGCTACGACTAGCCTAGGTATTCGAACTTCTAATTCCACAGGTGCCCAAGCCCTAGATTTACCAGCAGTACAGGTAGCCATATTCCGCTAATCTCTAAACAAACTAAAGGATCAACAATGGACAAAAGAATTATTTACACAAACGACGAAGGTGGCGTAAGCGTTGTAGTGCCATCACCAGAATGGGCAGGTACTATGGAAGAGCTACGCGACAAAGTAGTGCCAGAAGCTAACAAGGCATCTGCTGAGATTGTTGATGTCAGCGAAGTGCCTTCAGACCGTACATTCCGCAACGCATGGGTTCAGGAGTAATTGACATGATTAAAGTAGACATAAACAAAGCAAAGAGCATTACACATGAGAAACGCCGTGCTAAGCGCTCTGAAGAGTTCGCGCCATTAGATGTGCAGGCAACTATCCCAGCCAAAGCAGTAGAAGCTGAAGCAGCTCGTCAAGCTATTCGTGACAAGTATGACGCTATGCAAGCTGAGATTGATGGTGCAACATCTGCTGACAAGCTGAAAGAAGTGATTGAACGCGAGGCATTGTAATGGCTGGCTCTTTAAAGTTTGACACTTGGTTGAACGATGACAGCACAGAGAATTATAAGTGCCGTGCTTGGGTGAATTTCAACGGCACAGGTACAGTTGCTATACGTGCTAGTGGAAATGTGTCGAGTATTACGGATAATGGAATAGGTGACTACACGCTGAACTTTACTACTGCAATTCCTGATGCGAATTACGCAATAAGTGGCATGGTTTCAAACACTGCAAGTAACTGGGCTGGTGCACAGGCGGGAGCCATAAGAGGGGTAGTTGGAGTACACCAACAAGGAGATACCGCCCCTACGACGACAGCTTTACGTATTGAAACACGATACGGTTCAAGCGGTTCTTCGAACGGTGTTCAGTTTGATTTTTCACAAGTAACTATAGCAATGTTTCGCTAAGCCCTAAAGGAGTTAATTAAATGTCACAATTAAACATAAGCACCTTAGCCAACTTAGCAGGCAGTGAGACTACGCCAATAGCTGACGTAATAAATGGCAGTGCAAGAGCATGGGTGAACTTTAACGGCAGGGGTACAGTAGCTATTAGAAATAGTTATAATGTTAGTTCAATTACTGATGATGGGTTCAGTCACTATCATGTAAACTTTACTACTGCTATGCCAAACTCTGATTATGTGGTAATAACGTCAGGCGCATATAGCTTAAACGGTAACGCATATCTTACAATAGGCGGGCTTGCAAGCACTTCACCACTACGGTCTACTACTACTTGTGCTGTACATGGCTCAAATGGGGCAAACGCCTCTGAAGATTTAGATACGTGTTGCGTTGCAATTTATAGCAATTAAAGGAAAACAAAATGACACAAAGAATTATTTATAAAACAAACGATGGTGCAGAAGAATTAAAATTACTACTTCCGGAGTAAACTTAAAATGGACTTCCAAGATTTATTTAACGCAACAATTGAGCTTACTGGTCTACAAGGTAAACGTATCTTTATTGCTGAGGATGGTTTGGTTATAGATAATGATGCAAAAATTAAACATAAAGCCTTATTTATTGAAAGTAAGGATACTTTGTTAATCAATAACGCTGGCAATATCAACGCTTCTTTTGCTGTTTTCTACAAGGCTTAGTTATGGAATTCCAAGACTTATTTAATGCAACATTTGCTCTCATATCTATTTTTGTCGGCTGGTATCTAAGAGCAGTATGGGATGCTATTAGTAGATTACGTTTAGACATTCAGCAGATAGAAAGAAATATCCCTAACGTCTATCTTAGACGTGATGATTTTCAAATAGCTCTATCTGACATTAAAGATACTCTTAACCGAATAGAAGATAAACTAGACAGTAAGGCAGACAAATGATACAGCTAATAACTCTTGTTGGTGAGTTAGCCACTACATGGATGCAAGGCAAAGCAGAAGAAGCTAAGGTTAAACAGGAAGTAAAGATTAAAGCTATGCAGTCCGAAGAGAACTGGGAAAAGATGATGGCTGAAGGTAGTAAGACATCATGGAAAGATGAATGGTTTGTTATTGTACTTTCTATACCAATGATTGGTGCGTTCATACCTAGCTTAGTACCCTACATTCAAGAGGGTTTCGCAGTTTTAAACTCAATGCCAGAATACTACAAAGGTTTTCTAGCAGCAGCTATAGCAGCTTCCTTTGGAATCAAGGGTTTAGCTAACTGGAAGAAATAAAGTTAAATAAAGACTTGACAAATCATTCAAAATATGATACAATAAATAAAAATTTATTTTAGGAAGTAAATAATAACTATGACTTATTTAGAAACAGTAAATAAAATCCTAAAGAGATTAAGAGAGAGGACAGTTACGTCTGTAGAAGAAACAGCTTACTCTGCTCTTATCGGTATATTCGTTAATGACGCTAAACAAG